TTTGCATTTGCTCTTTGGAAAACAGAAGTTGTATAATAGTCTGCTAAGTTAGGCATTTTATCTATAGCAGACAATGTTTCGTTATAAATAGTTAAGAAATCCTCATAAGGAAGAAGTGTTGTGAAAGAAACAGGAGAAGTGGAAAGACCACTCTGTAATACAGCAAGTCTTAAAAACTTACTGCGTAATTGTGGATTTGTTTCTTTTAAGTTGTTAATCAATTCGTTAAATGAGAAAATGATTTGATTTTGGTCATAGGTTTTGTTTCCCTTACCCACTATTTCCAAATTATCTGGAACACCTTCTTTAAATCCAGGACGCAATTTAAATGAATTGATTAATATGTTGTTAAATAAAGGATGTTCTTTGTCCTCCTTCACCTTTTTAACAAATTCCATAATCTCTTTGGCAGCACTAGCTTTCCCATCCTTACCAAGAAGGATAGTTTCTACTTGTGTATTAACTTGTGTATTTGTCTGTGTAGCCCAATCAAAAAGATCACTTACAGCTTTTCTTGCTATTTTAACAAAGTCTCTATCATTCTCAGTGACATAAGGTAGTAGAACAGCTTCCAACACCTCTCTTGTAGAAACTGTTGTAGGATCTTCAGAAGGTCTGTCTGAAATTAAGAATGTTGCAAAGGCATCTCTTACATTGAAAATAGCATCTTTTAGCTTTCCAACAAATGACTTTTGTAACAAACCATCTACAGCAGGGATAATGTTATTGTTCTCATCTAGAGAAGAAAGGATAGTTTGTCTGCCTTTTTGCAGTTGCATTTTCTTTTTAAAGATAATGAAAGGATCGTTAATTGTAGCTGTGTCAAAGTTAGACCCCTGAGTTACATGCAATAAGTGCTCAGCCATCTTTGCGTATTTCAAGAACTCTTTCAGAATAAACTGTTGTTGCACCTTTTGTAAATCTGTCAACTCTGCCTTCTTTCCAATCTGATTATACTTAAGCATTTTGAAAAGGGCATCTTCTGATGGAATTTCTGTAGGTTCAGCAATATCTTCTGATTGAGGAGAATATGCATCTAACACATCACTAATAATTCTATCATTAAATAACCATGTATATCCAGAGCTTTCAATGTTTCTTAATAAATCACGAACAATAGGTTGGTTCATGAAGTATCCTACAGATCTAATAGGCACACCAAGCTTAACTAAAAACAGCCATGTAGAAGCAACATTTGGTGTAGCTCTAAGCTGCATAATCCAAGGACCTTTAGAAATATCCACATATCCATCAATAAACTGACCAATGACATCAGAAATAAAGTTTCTTTCCTTTTTTTCTTCATTAGCATCTCTACTCATTGAAAGTGTAGGACGCTTTTTACCATTTACAACTACTGAATTATATTCTCTAAACTTAACCTGGGCATCTCCCAAATACTTCTTATCCGTAAGACTTATTCTATCGGATTCTAAAAGATCATCGTTTACAAAGAACAAACCTCTTTGGCTCTGAGCATGGTTTGTTTGTGCAATAGCTGCAATACCAATAGCATATTTACCTGTTACAAACGCATGTCTTAACTGAGACATGAAGTTTCTTTTTAACATGTTTCCTACAGAGGTGTAGTCAAACTGAGCTTCTTTTGTCTCATCTAGAATGTCCTTTGTAATCTGTTTCATCTGATCAGCAGAGTTTGCTTTAACCAGATTATCAAAGTTAAGAGGATGTGACACTAATTCCTCCATAGATTCTATGTATGCATTCTCTAATGATTGGGAGTACTTTTTGTTTTTAAACTCGTCTGCAAGAACTTCTTGTATATCAAAATCTGTAAGCTTATCAATATCTTTTCCAAGCTTCTCCATTTTATCAATAAAGAACTGTTCAACAACTCTTACAGGAATTTGATCATCTACTAACTCATCAGCAAACATTTCCTTAAATATAGGAACCCATTTAGCTCTAGTTTTATCTGTTGACTTTCCAAGACTAAGCTCTCCAAAAAGAGTTTGTAAATTGGTTGTAGAAATTTTCTTTGCTTCTTTTCTATCTATTTTACTTTGCAGAATGTTATAGAAAAGATCCTTAAATTTCTCTTTAGCTTGTTCTCCAAAACCATAAAAAGGAACAACCTCAAGCTTTCCACCTATCCCAGAGAAGGTGTTTTTGAGATACATAGAAAGTTTATCTATATCAAAGTCAGATCCCACTTTTTTAACAAGGGCTGAAGGAATCACTACGTTATCACCAAACTCTTTAGGAAGGAACTGTTTAATTCTAAAGACATCTATTGAGTTTTGTTTCTGTGTAGGAATACGAAATGCTACACCCTTTAATATCTTTTGACCTTCTGGGGTTTCATTCAAATACTTTAACAATTCCTCATCAGACATAGGACTGTCAAACCATCTACCCACCATAACCTCACACACACGTTCGCCATCTTTATTCTCATAAAACTTCAGAAAATCTGATTGGTATGTATTGGTGGATTTTCCTTCTTTGTTTACAATCACCTTAGCCTCTCTAGGTGTTCCTTCAAACAATGTAGAAGGAATCTGTACCTTTTGACCTCCACTAATCTTTTGAGAAATTACATTCTTGTCAGCAATTGAAAACAGAACATATCTTATCTGCTGGTAGGCAGGGGTGGCTTCTAGAACCACTTGTCCTTTTGCATATCCTTTAAATGCAGCAAATATGTTAGCATTTACATCTCTTTTAAGGATTTCACTCTCAAGAGATTCTATGAGTTTCTTAGGATTGGTTAATTTAAAACCTTCCTTTGTTTCTGTTATACCAAGTTTATCAAGAAGATTCTCATATCCATTCTGAATCTTTTCTTCAAGAATCTTCTGATTGTTCTTTACAAGTCTGTAGATTTCAGATTTTTCCTTTTCTTTTTCTGAGAGACTTATCCATTTAGCAAATCTAGTATCAATGTCTCCACCTGGTTCAAAATCAATAGGTACACCTGCTTCAAGCATGTCCATAGTAACAAGTTTAGTAACCTGTGATCCTTGTGTTACACGCTCATCTTCTTTAGAAGGAACCTCTGTTTGAATACCCATTATGGAGAATGGTATCTTATTTATCTCATTAAACGGTGCATCATTAAATGTTCCATCCTCTTTATATAAAGGTGTAGAAACTGTAGACCCCACCTTTCTACCAGTGTTATAAACAGCATAATCTAAGTTCTGCTCGTCCATCTTTTCAGCAAACTTGACAGCATTTGATTCTGGGTTTAGCTGATGTGCTATTCTAAAAGAAACAGGCGTAAGTGCAAACTTATCTAATACAATATCGTTGTAATCTTTTCCATCCTCTTTGTTTCCAGAAACAATAGGTTTAATAGTAGTGTATGCACTTCTTACACCAGGATTGAGCTTTAAGAACTTAGGGAAATCTTGTTTCGCATCTTTTATACCATACTTCTCTTTTTCAGCTTTTGTAAGAGTTTCAGGCTTTCTCACCATTTTATAATAAGCAACGTCATATCTATATTGATCTTCCTCACGATCATTCCAATTCCCTGCTTTAATTCTAATCCAGCGATTGGCTTTCATAGAAACAAATCCGCCACCATCTGTTTCTTCAAATGTTTCATCAGGATATAAATCATTAGAAGACATAACATCATCTACTGCTGTTGAATTCAGGTAGTTTCTTGACATTTCTGTATATCCAAAATCACCTGGTTTATATCCTTCGTTATATACCTTTTCAATAGAAACATTTGCATCATCAGAATCCATAAGAGCCTGTCTTGGAGAACTAAAACTTTTTACACGTTTCAATTCATCCTTGTATTGATAGGGATCTGAATAAAGAAGTTTATGTAATTCTATATTAGCAATCATGTAATTTACAGAAAGCATCTTTAGATTTCTTGTTAAGTCTTCCTCTGTAAATCCTTCTTTTTCAGCAAATTCCAAACCTTCTACAACCATCCCTTCTTCTGAGTTATACACTATTTCATATTGTCTTAGCGTATTTTCTACATCCTTAACATCTTCATTTATAAAGTTTTCAATAGCAGCATTGATTTCCTTTTCATTGTTCTTGTAGATTTCTTCTGCTGACTTCTTACTTAGTATAATTTTATTATGCAGTTTTTCTCCTAATATAGATTTGAAAAATCTCAAATCCTTACTGTCTCTACCTGCTATATTAACTATCTTACGACCATCTCTTGAGAGCTCAACTTCAGAAATAAAATAATCTTTGAACAGTTCGAAAACCTTTTTATATCCTGTGGCTCTAATCATTTCCTCACCAACAAAAGGATCGTCTGAATTATGTAGTTTTACAGCATGTTCAATAGAAGCATCCCCAGGTACAAGGTTTAAATAATACCCATTTACATTAAGGTTTATTTCTTGTACAAAACGCTCTTTGTAATTTAGCTTAGAGGATTCTTTATTCTTGTTCTTCTCCTCGTTCACTGTACCATCCACATACGCTGTTTGTAAAATGTCTTCTGTATTAGAGAATCTTTTACCTGTTCCACCATCTATGTTAAATATCTTTCTAAGAACAAGACTACCTCCACCAGCAATAGGATTTCCGTTTTTAACAGTGCTTACAAAAACATCTGTAAGAAGGTAATTGTATGCTGTACCAGCCAACTCACTGAAGTTCTTTGCTTTAGAAATAACATCATGTAAATTACTTAATGCATTAGGATTGAGATAGGTTTGTACACGCTCACCATTTAAGTTAAAATACGTACTCTCAAACTCAGGATTCTCAATAACAGCTTGCACTGTACCAAGTTGCATTAATCTTTTATCTACGTCTAATGTCTTCTTAGTGAGAGATTTAATACCTTCATAAGCTGACATACTTTTCTTAATACCGTTAACAGCATCTATGAATAAACTCTTTTGACTGTCTTTCAGTCTTTTAACTTTCTTAATGTCAAAAGGTATTCCTATCTTATCAAGAAACTGTACATAGGTTTCTAATTTAGAAGGATCTAAATTAACCTTATTTATGTTTGTTGTAGCGTTAAACGTTTTTTCAGTGGTGTTATAACTTACATATGGGTTCTTACCATCTCTTATTGTGCCTATGATGTCATTCATGAAATCATATTTAGCCTGGGCAGCAGCACTAGATAGGCTTGAATCACCCACAACAACATCTCCTGTAGGAAGAACAAAGACAGTTTTAACATCAGGATTCTGTCCTTTCATCACTTTCCAGAAACCACTCATCAACTGCCAATCATGTTTAGCAGTTAGTTTTCCATATTTATCAGTTTCTGTAGGGAGATTCTTTGTAAGTCTTCTGTATAGGGACCAGTAGTTAGGATTGTTTAGAGCAAACTTCCTAAACTTTTCCAACATAGTGTCTAAGTTGGTAGCATCATAAAGTTCGTTCTTCAGAGTGATGAACACTTTATCTGCAGGAAGAAGAGTGGCACCACCTATTGTATTAGGAACTATTTGAGGTTTACCATCTACAATTCTAGAAATAGGAACAGTGGCAAGCAACATTTTAATAGCAGCATTTGCTTTTCTAAATCCGTCTACCTTTCTAGCATCGATGAAGTCACTTTCTTTAACTTTGTTCTCATCTGTTAATTGAAGATCATCGTTCTCATCAAACTCAATACCGTAAGGCTTTAAGAAATCCTCATGCTCTTCAATAAACTCTTCCCAATTATCATGCACCTCATTGTAAAGTTTTGCAATAGGTTCCACTTTAGAAGCATGTACTTCTTTTGTAATTAAACCCTCATTAAGATCTTTATCATACGAGTCTGCTTTATTTCCTAATACATCAAGTACATTCTCTCTAAGATCATCGTATGTTTCTTTCTTTTTAGCCCCAAGTTTAGATATTTGGAATATGCTTTGATTGGTCTTACTGAGACTAGACAAAAGGGTGTATGTCATGTGTTGCATGATTTCACCTCTTTGTACACCAGGAACTCTATCCAGTCTATACTCATCTTCAACTGTTGGAGGAGCATCTTCTATATCAATAATGCCTGTTTTTGCGTAAGATAGATTGGTTTCAAATGGAATATAGTCTTTGTAATATCCATTTCCTATTTTAGCAAATAGATTAGCTGTGTTTGTTTGAGCTTTCACACCAGTGAAAAACTCCTTAATAAAGGATGCAAGATCAGCAAATAGCTTGAGAATGAATGGTTTACCCACTGTAGGTTTTGCAGGAATCTTACCAGACATTACATAGTCTCTAAACTCTTCAGCTAATTGTTCTTTTATTTCTTGATCTGTAGCTGTAGCATATTCTACTTGTTTACCAGTGAATGCATCTGTGTAAGATCCTTTTCTTGCTCTAAACTCTTTAAGAACAGCAACACGTTCATCTGCATCAGCAAACATTTTCCATACAGCCTCAAACACCTCATGGTAGGCTGTACCCACCTCAGCATTTTGATAAATGTAAATAGCTCCATCTCTAAACTTACCCCATGCCTGTAAACCATTTGTTGTTCTAAGCACGTTCTTCACTCTATATACAGGAATGTTTGGAAAGTTCTTTTTAAGCCATTGTTCTAGTTTAGTCCAATTCTCTCCTTCAAATCTATTTGCTTCTTCTGCTAGTTTCAACCTGTATGCCTCATTATCAACATTGTTCCCTTTCTTTCTGTTTGCAAATGCTCCTCCTGTAGGAGCAGTAGGTTTAGCTCCTTCTAAAGCAGCTAGTTCTTTAACAATATCTTTATATGTTCTTTTTAAACCATACTTTTGCTGAAGAGCGTTTTGAGCTTCAAACTGGTCTCTTCTTGTTTCAGGTTGTTTAATATTAGTATCCTTATATATAGAATCTATTAAACTTCTTAATCCAGATGTATCAACAAGTTTCTGTAATTCTTCTTCAGAAATACTCTGAGCATAGTACGTACCTTTGTCATTGAATTTTGACAAAGTTAAATACTGTTTACCATCTCTTTCATCAATTGAAATTAACCATTTACCTGTTGGTCTTTCAAACCAAATATAAGATTTATCACCAGCCCTAGGTTCAATTGCTGTTACAGTAGTATCTCCAAATTTTAAAGGTGTTTTTAAATTGGGATCAGCTGAATCAGCTAGTGTAGAACTATTATACTTATCAGTAATTTGTTTAATGTTATTATATAACCAATCAGCTTCTTCTGCTGTTAATTGATTAGCTTCTATATCAGAAACTACAGGAGCTGTAGGAGCTGGTGCTGTAGGAGCAATTCCTGTAGAAGGAACTTCTATTTTTACAGAAGTAGATGCTTTCTTTATTATAGAAGTGACAATAACCGCCCTTGCAAAATCTTTTCCTTTTCCTTTAGCTTTGTCAACAGCATCTTCAACTGTTTCAGGAATTTCAAAATTTAATGCTCCTCTATCAATTAATTCCTTTTGAACATCAACTGTCACTTTAAATGGTTCTCCTGTTTCCTCCATTTGCTTTTGCATTATTTCAGCAAACACCTTACCATCAATTGAAAACTTGACATCTCCAAATGTACCCAATGTCATAGTTTCCATTGTACCATCCAGCTTGTAAGAATTTGTAGCTGGTTGTGCTGCAGGAGCAGTGGGAGCAGCTTGTGGAGCAGGAGCTGATTTTACAACAGGTTTTTGAGGAATAATGTAATCATCAATTGTGTCATTTAATGTAAAATATATACCTTCTCTATTTACATCACCTTCTCCTTTAAGAGGTCTGAATTTTGTTGTAAGTGGAATATCCGCACCAGTTCTTTTTTTACCATCAGCATCTTTATCTGATAGCAGGTAGGACTGATAATTTTTCCATTCTTTGAATATAGGATTCCCCTCTTTGTCAAGACCTACTATTTCAAAATATGGTTGTTTGAATTTACCCTCAGCATTAAGAGATGTAGCATTTGCGTTATGGTACATTCCCTCCAGGAGAGCAATTATTGTGTCTCTGTTTTGCTCAAGACCTGTTGGAGAAAATTCAAAACTTGCACCTCTTCCCGATATAAACAATCTAGTTTCTGTGGTTCCATCAGCTGTAGGAACATCTTCAAAGAACACACTGTTAAATTTAGCTTCTTTACGTTCTCCTGTTTGAAGATTCTTTGGTATACCCCAATACACCACTGATTTTAACCATGTCATGAGTCTTTGTGATCTATCTGTTTTCACAGACCCATCTTCAAGAGAGTTTTTAGCAAGTTGATGAATTACATCATATATGAGAGTGGCTTTTTTGTTGGAAAATTTAGTGTTAAACAATTTAGCCATCCCACCAGGAACTTTCAAAAACACCCTACCTAATGGTGTATTGAATGTAACAGATCCATTAGATACAGCATCATTGTTTGTAGCAACAGTGATGAGATGCTTTTCTGCAAGATCTGCAAAGGTGATTAGTCCAGCATCTTCTGCAGATGTACGAGCATCATGATCTGTTTCTTCTTTCCCACCAGGAGTTATATATGTTACATACTTAGGAATACCAAAAGATGCAGATATGCTCTTTGGTTCACCAAGTTCTGTTTCCTTCAGTCTTTCCTCTCTCCACTTAGCATATTGTTCTCTGAGAGCTTTTTCAACATAATCTGGTGTTGTGTCCCTAAACATTGTTTGTGTCTGACCATCGTAATTTGCTGTAAGCTTAGACTCTGGAAACACTTGAAACACAGCAAGATCTAATAGATTTGCACCCTCAGGAATAGGAGCACCAAATTCATCCACAGGTGTGAATGTACCATCTCCATTATCCTGCACCATTACAAGAGCAATAATCCCATCTGTAGGAATGTTTGTTCCTTCTACAAGCTTATTTGTAAGTCCAGGAATAAGCTGATCTTCTGTATTAGCTGTGACAACTATTCCCTTGATATCATCCCTGTTCTCTAGAGAATTAAATCTGAATCCGAACCTATTTGCTCTTTGGTTAAAAGGTTTTTCAGCATCTTTATAGGAAGGAGCCATTGTACTACCTACAACAGCCAAATCCTCTTTTTTGGATTCTTGCTGATAGGTTTTAGACTCGCTTACATTATTAGCTACGTCATTACTATTTGTACCAAGTAGTTGAGTTCTTAACTCTTGATTCTTCTTAAGTTTTGCCTCTTCTTCTTTCTGTTTCTTTATTCTTTCAGCATATTCCTCAAGAGTGTCTAGCACCTTTTGTTTTGCCATCTGTTCTATCATCAGACCATCTATTCCTAACTCAAGTTCTTTAATCTGTTCTGTTAAAGATTCCACTCTCTTCGTTAAATCAGGAATTTTCAATTCTTCTCCAAAAGAATCTATTTGATCCTGTAGTTCCATTACAAGTTCTGTAAATCCAAGCTTTTCAGAAATAAACTGTTTAGCTCCTTCTTCTCCCTGATATTTCTCAAGGCGAGCTTGTAATTCTTCTACAGAAAGAGGAACATTGGGGTTTTCTTCTTTAATTCTTCTAACAAAATCATTCATTAAAGAAAGAGCATTGTCAAGAGCACTTTCCACAGACTTTAATAATGACTTCCCAGACTTAATAGCAGTGTCTGTATTATCAATCATTTCTTCAAGACTTCCGATTTGTTCCTTCAACTCACTTAAGAGTTCTCCACCCTTTTCTGGAAGTTCTTGTGCATTCTGTGCCAAGTCCTGAAAATAAGGAAGCATCAATTCAAGCTCTTCCTTCTCCACCTCTAATTGTAAAATTTCAGTTTCAACATCAGACTTTATTTTTGTAAGAGTGTCAATTGTTTTTCTAATAGCTTTTGTAAACTTCTTCCTAGGAAGTCCTTCTTTTGTTTTAGAAAGATTGTCCAAAGCTTCCACTGTTTCAGAAAGCTTTTTCTTGTTAGACTCTAATTTCTTGTTTATCTCATCAAGTCTACTTTTACTACTATCATACAAATCAGCAATTATCTGATTTCTTGTAGCAAGTTTTTCATCTAGAGATACAGGTTCTTTAGATGCTTGTTCAGCTATTTGTGTAAATTTTTTGTTAGAATATATTTGAGCTACATTATATCCTTCCTTGGGAGAGAATTGATCTCTTGTCACTCTTTTAATAAATTTTCCATCAAAAGATTTGAATGTAAGAGAATCATTTGTTTTATCATAAAACAGTCTACCTTCAACTTTTTTACCACCCCCTCTATTATAAGTGAATATATGATCATAGGTTTCTACAAAAAACTTAGCATTATCTGTATCAACATCAGCCACTCTTCCCAATGTAATCTTTTCAAATGCCTTTTTACTAACTGTGTGAATTTTACCATCAGGAGTTTGTAATTTTATATTCCCTTCAGGAGTTTCTTCAAGTATTTTGAACCTGGTGATGTCCAACACCTTTCCTTCAGTTTCTTTTACACTAACTCTTTTTCCAGCAAAATATTCTTCTCCTACAATAATTTCACCATCACCTTCTTGTGTAACAACCTTAATCCTTGGTCTTTTAGCTATGTCTTCTGGTTTAACAACTTCTTTACTAACTTCTTTATACTTTTCTGGAGATTTTAGAATGTCGTTATAGTCATCTATAAACATTCGTCTTCTTAAAACTGATTCAGACAAAGATTCAACTAAATCCACTTTATCTTGTACATCATCGTCTGTAGCACTTGTTTCCTTTATTTGATCCTCTATATATTTAATTGTTTCTTCTGATAATTTCGCACCTTTTGTAAGTTTCCCTGTTTTTAAAAGTTCATCAACCAATGGTTGCGTATCAATTCCAACTATACCAGAATTAATTTCAGGAATTCTTTCATCATAAAATCTAATCTTTGATGCTGCATAAGTGAGCTTATCTATTACACCATCATCCATTGAACCACTATACTTATCAGAAATAGCAGAATATATTTTTTCTGTAGATTTTACAGTGTTTCTTATTTTGTTTATCCTACTAAGAAATTGTTCTCTTGTTTCATTCTTATTAACTATTTCCTCATTTTGAAGTTCACGAAAACCATCGTCATCCATTGCCTGTTTCTCATACATCTTTAGTTCGTTCTCAATAGAACTTCCTTTTCCATATTTTACTCTAGGCATAACATATGAGAACAAATAGTCGTTCTCATAATCTTTTTCAGAAAATGTATCGTTTGCTTCTATAGCACCTTGTCTAAGTTTTTGAGAACCCATTGCTGCTCCCAAGTATTTAGCCTGATCTATTAAAACTTTCTTTATATTGGTTTTATTCAGAGCACTTACAGCGATATCTGTATTTATTCCTTTTTCTCCACCAAGTCCAAACAACCCTTGTTCACCAAGAATACCAGATTTACCAAATCCAAACTTTGTATTTCCTTGTTCATCTTTGTAAGTACCAATATAACCAGCTTGCTGCATTCCCCCAGAAAGACCTCCAATTAATATACTTTCCAATCCTTCTTTTGTAGAAATTGCTTCTTCTAAACCCTCACCAAAAACATTTCCTACAGCATTATTAAAATCTTTAACAAAAGACTTAACATTTTCTGCATTATCATATCCTCTTTGGAAATAATTACTTACGCCTGATTCTATGGCAAACTGAGCACCTTCTTCAAAAGCCTCACTTGGAGCAAATAACAATCTACCAGCACCTCTTACACCACTAATTAATTTTCCAGCATATGTTTTAGCAGTGTATTTTTGAAATACATCGCCAACTGTCTCTTGATAAACATCGTTTATTATTGCTCTTTCAGCTTTCTTCGATGAGTTTAATATCTTAGGGAGAGATATGTAGTTAGTTGCAGTTAGAAGAATTGAGTTCATTCCCCATGTGTACATTCCAATTTTTTTAGAAAAATCATTAATTCTTTCTAAATCATCTCCTGTTGGATTGTATCCATATTTTTCTCTAAATTCCTCAATTGCTTTTTCTCTAAATTGATTCATGCTTTGCAATCCTTCAATAGAAGCCTCTCCAAATGTTCCCATTGTAGAAGTTAAAATTCTATCAGATTGCACTAATGCTGAAGCTGCCTTTTCTCTGAGATATTTACCAGCAGTCGAATTTAACGCACCCTCAAAAGCAGTAAATTTCTTCAGATTAGGAGCAGTGTTTATTGCAGCTTCTACAGCTGTAGCTGTTTCAAGCCCACGACCAACTTGAACTAATTTATTTGTAACTCCAATTGCTTGAAAAAGTTTACTCCAAGCAACACCACCTCCAAGGGCACCTAATGAAAATCCTAAATTTTTAATTATCTTATCAGACCAAAAATTTGCTGTAAGAATATTATCTGGTGAATACCATTCAGCATCTTTTTCAGTTTGAGTGTAATAGTTTGGAAGAATATTCTCTAAGTTTTTAGACATATTGTCTAAACTTCTAGTAACATCGTTATCTATAAGAGATGACCATCCTTTGAAAGGCACAGATAATGCACCATATACAAGCCCTAATGTACCAGATCCAAATGATGTAGCAGCTGTACCAACCATTTTACCAACACCATTGGCAAGCTTATCCCAAGCAGACTGTTGTTGACCAGCCATTTCTTCATAATTTGTACCTGGTCTAGTTTCATCATATCTATTTCCTATATAAACAGATGATATAGGAATATCTGCAACACCTTTAGGTTTTACAGCATTCATTTTTTCTGTAAAGTAATCATTTACAGAAAGAGTTTTTGTATCACTCAGATTACCTTTTTGTGTAGATGGGAATGGAACATTTGGTGTTTTAGGTAAACCCAAAGCCACCGCTGGTCTGTTAATATAGTTTTCTTTTTCTGGCATTATTGTCCGTTTAATATAATACTTGCAAAAGTTGGGTTAATTTCAAGAAGTGCTTGTGTTGCTGCTCCTAAATTTGAATTTCCTGGAAGTTGTCTAACTTGTCTAGATTTTCCATCAGTTACATATAAGTATGGATAATATTTACCATTAGAGTATATTACATTTCCTTTTGCACTAATTCCACTACCTTTCAATCCTCTAAAATCAAGCTCATCAAAATATGCATCCCCTTGTATGTATGTAGATGTTTCCCCAGGATCACCTGCTGAACTTTTTCCTTTATTATAATTAATAAAGTTTCTAAGAGATGATGTTTGTCTCGATTCATACAATGTATTAATATCAATTCCTAACTTAAGAGCCTCGTCTGGTTGCACTGTCATACCCCCCTGTCTACTTAAATCAGTGTTGTTGTAAGCAACTACTTCAACAACAATCTCTCCATTTGCATTTATTGTAGGTTGAGCACTGAGTGTTATTTTACTAGGATCATCAATATTGGCAAGAGCTTTTTGGAATTCTTCAAAGTCACCAGAAACATTTATTCTACCTCCTGATTTTTTACTATATTCACCAGCAAATCTTTTAATATTATACAATAAGTTTCTATCTGTTTCAGCATCTCCACTAAATACTGGAGCCTTTAGATTTGGTCTCATATTGTAAGCTTTTTGTATAACTTCGGACTTAGCTTTCAACATTTTAGCAAAATTAGGATCACTGATTTTATCATAAATACCAGTGGCTGTTTTGAAAGGATCTTTTGTATCTCCTGAATATTTAATATCTCTGTAAACTTTTCTTATTCCACCAAAGTCACTCAATAAATCAACTGCGCCTGTAATAGGTCCTCCAGAGTAAGCTCTTCTTCTTAAGTTTTCATATACCATCCCATCTGCCAATTCTCCTTTTCCTCTAGAATCAAGTCTGGCTTTTGCTGCCTTTCCTACTCTTCTAACTTCTTCATCAACACCACCAAGTTCGCCCAATACTGAAATATTTCCATGTAAATATAATGCTAAGTCATATTGATCATCTTTTGTCAGAGTCCATTTCTTTCCATTATATGTGATTGATTCTTCTTTTAAACCTTTTGTAAAATTATCTTTTGTATATTGGTTTCCGTAAACATATGATACTTGCTCGTCTATCTGCTTTTTAATAGTTTGTTGTGTTTTCCATTCTTTTTCTAATGTTTTAAATTGATTATATCTATCCTCAAGAGCTGGATTTTTTTTCTTCTGTTCAGCAGACATACTATTGTATGTTTTTACAGATTTATTTACATATGTAGCCATAAAATCCTCAACGTTTTCTTTTCTTCTATCTGCTATCTCTTTAATGATTTTATACTTAGCTACTTCTGGTTTATCTCCACTAGCAATTAAACTGTTTAGTCTTTTTTGATTTGCAGGAATATCTCCAAACCCAGAGTTGTCCCATATGAAATCTGCTGATCCCATTGCAAAATTATTAGCAGCATCGTCATAGTTTTTTTCTGCAATTCTAATTACATCAATATCAGAAAACTGACTACCTTGTTCAAAATCATCTCTTGTCACTCCTGCTCCTACACCACGTTTAGATTGAATGTTTAATATTGCTATGTCTCTATCTTGTCTTAATTTGTCATAGTTATAATCCATTGTTCGATTAAACTCCCTTCTTTGTCTAGCCTCTGTTTGAGCCCATCTACTTTGATCATTTGCTTCTTTTTGCATATCAAACTGAGCTTGCCAAGCAGGGTTTGCTAACACTTGTTCTTTGTTCTTAATTTGTCCGAACATCGTCACATACCTATTATTAACATCTTCTTTATACAATTGTCCTCTTATAGCATCAGGGTTATTTTGTACAGTTTCTAGAAGTGTATTATAGTTTATGTCTATAGTTTCAAGTTTTTCCTCATAAAAATCAATTTGATTCTGAACATCTTCACCGTGTGTTTTTCTACTATATAAATCTGCTATTTTTTCTAAGTAATCATTTTTGATGTTATCTCGTTGATTGTTTATTTTTTGTGTGAGCGCATTCTCATCATAATTTCTATAATTATATTCACCTGTTATATTCAACTGCCTACTTACTCTAGGATCAGAAAATATTTGAGCTATTGTTTCCTGAACCTTTTTAGGAAACCTTCCCTCTTTTTCCAACCTTGTCATGGTTGTTGAATATATAAGATTACCTTGTTTATCCTTTAAAGGTTTACCATCTGCACCAAGTTGATAAATTTGGTCAAATGAATATTCGTCTGGCTTTACTGCATCAAATGTTTCTTTTGCAAATTTCCATATATCAAAATAGGGCGTATAATTAGCACTAAACGATTCACCAAGATTAGTAGATGACATCCAAGCGTTAGCTTTTTTATCAAAATTGTATATATTATCAGGGCTTGACTTACCTTCATCTATATCTTTTTGTATCTTTTTTCTTTGTTCTCTATACCAAGCAGTTGAATTTACAGCATTTTTAATTGTAGGATCTTTTACAATCTGTTTTGTCATTCCTCCCACAGCATTTGTAAGCTGGAAATTAGAGAAATCTGCTGCTGCAAATTTTGTTAAATTGTTCCCTAGTTCATTGAGTTTGGATTGTAGATAGTTTTTATCAACGTCTCTTATTACATCCAACCCTGCAATATTATCTATTTCAGACTGGATTTTTGTAACGTTCTGTTCATAAGCCTGTTGTTTGGCCATACCCACCTTAACCATTGCCTCAACGGGCAATTGTTGTACGTATGGGTTAAACTTAGGTATAATGTCTGTAAACGAAGCCATAATAAGGGAATTAGCAAATTTAATTTAAAATATTATATTACCAAACAATTGTAACAGATTTTGGTAATTCACTATAACCAATAAGGTTAACCTTTATACATTTTCAGGATTGATGCGTTTGTAGAATGTTTTTTAGTTTTTCCACCATTTTTAGCATCAGTGGTTTTTTGTTTCTCATATTTTACATTTCCACTATTTTCATCAACCACCTTTTTGTAGCCAGGTTTTTCAGGAAAATCAAAGAGTGTCAATCCTCTATTTCTAGCCATCATATCTGGAGTGAATCCGTATTGTGGGAAGAGGTTTGAATATGTAGCAAGTGTCCTGTTCTCAAGCTTGTTCTGAAGAGTTTTGCTAGCAATAGAGTTCATTGCTTCCTGGAATGTAGCTTTTGTGTTTGATCTAGCTTGTTCTTGTCTTGTGTACTGCTGATCCAAAATTGCAAGGTTTTTCAACTGAGCATCATTCAATAATTCTCTATTCTTGTTAATCACCTCATTCTCCATCTGCTGATTCATTCTGAACTGATCAGCCAACACTTCACTGTTTGCTGCATATTTCTGACCAGCAAGTTGAGAAAGTGCTGCTGGGTTATATCCTAATATTCTTTGTAAAGCATTAAAGGTTGCCTGATTTTCATTCAGCCGATTTTGGAAACTTACGTCAGACATTGGTGTTGCTAACAACGGTTGGAATGTTTGTGCCTGTACAGATTGTAACTGGTTGTTTCCCAATGCTGTAAACTCTCCAAGAAACTGTAAAGCATTTAATTGTTCTTGAAGAGGTCTATTCAAAATAGGTGTCAATTGAGAAGACAGAGCTTTCGCATAGTCGTAAGTAGTCTCTTTTTTATCTGGAGGTTCTTTTTGTTTTATTTTTGTAGGTAAAGTTTGTGAGCCAGGCATTCTTTTCCCACCTGGTCCAACACCTTTTATTTCAAAATATTCACTAGGTCCAAAATCATCAGCTTCTGAAAAATCTATACTTTCTCTAAACCCAGAAGGTGAGGTGAGGTTAATAGGCGTAGGTGCATTTTCAATCTCTCTACTTTTCTTTAACACTTCTGATAGTGATAATTCTTTTTGCTTTTTTTGTTTTTTACCTTTCTGTGCACTTTCTATTTCCTTACCATTTCTTGCCATATCATCTGCTTTAGCTGTCTTTATCTTACCCTTAGCAAGAGCATCTGCATCAACTCCCATTTCTTCAGCTGTTTTGTTTATTGCCTGTTGAAGAGCTGCAGCATTTATTTTGTATTGTGCCAATCGTTTTAGTTTTTCATTTTCAGCATCAATTATAACATTCTGAGTGTTAAGTGCTAATTTATCTAAAGAAGTGACAGGAGTTATGTTATCTAATGCACTTGTTGCTTTTTCTATTTTCTTATTAGCTTTTTCTTCCTGCTCTGAATATTTCTTCACAAGGTTTTTGAATTTAATAGGTTTGTTGTGAGATAGAGAAGGATCACCTATTTCAGAAATAGATTGTTTAGGTACCATTAAATTACCATACACAACCATACTTCCATCACCACTTTCTGTTGCTGGTTCACCTCTTTCCACTTCAACATCCACTTTATTCTCAGCAGCCTTTGTGCCATATTCTGCATAATCTGTGTAAGTATCATTTCCTGTAGGACCGTAAGAAACACCAATACCTGTTCTTCCTTTACCATCACTTTCATCATGTGATTGTCCTCTGAACATAACTGTTTCTCCTGTTCCTGGTAAGTAAGGATTTTGAGAAATAGGTTCTGCATATCCTCCCCAATGAGTTTTCATTTCACCGCCAAAAGCCATTTGTTCTTCTGGATCTACATAATTCTGACGAAGGTTTCCACCAGTTCTCAACATATCTGCATCAGCAGGAGGTTTCAACAAATCTTTTACATCGTATTCTCCAAACTTTGTAATCACCTGTGGCTGCCAATCATGACTCACCCATCCATGTTCTCCCATAGGAACATCTCCTCCGTTTCTAACAAATCCAGAATATTGACCTTGTATAGCTCTTGCTCCTTGTTGCGTGGATATTTTACTGAGATTTTTCTGTTGTTTCTTTTGTTCTTTCTCCATCTTTTCAGCACTTCTATCAACTAACCCTCCAATTAATTCTCCAACATTACCCATTCCTGGTATACCAATTAGTGATCCCACTACTTCACCAACACCTTGACCTATACTAGATCCAGCATCTTGCCCCACACCTGGAACAATATTTGTAAATTGTCCAGCTACATCAAACCCTCCTTTATTAGCAAAGCTTTTTAAATTAAATCCTCCTTGAGCCATAGGAAGATAGCCACCTCTTTTATACTGTTTCACTCTATCACTATCTTGAAGAGGTTCAAATCCTAAGTCTGAATAAAGAGTGCCAGGATTGTACATGTTTTGAATCTCTGTAGGATTACCACCAATCATGGCACCATCTTCAGCTTGCAGAAAGTTTGTACCTGTACCATAAGACATGAATGCTTGACCAGGAGTAACCATGTTATCTTCTGGACGAGTGTATCTTCTTGCTGCAATTTCTGGTCTTGTTGAAGCAGCTTGTAGAGCTACATCACTAACAGCTGTTGCTTGTCTGGCTGCGCTAAGAGCTTCTTTTTGCTCTTTAAGCATTTGTATTCCTCGAATAATGTTTTGTGCAGCATCAGCTATTCCCATTGGACCACCCATATTTCCAGCAAATTGTTGAAGTCCACCTTGACCTTTTTTAATCTTTGCACCTTTTTTACCTGATAATTCTGCAAGTTGTGAAACATCCTCAGCTGTTGCTCCTCCAGAAGTTACCCCAGAGCCACCACCTCCCATAATGTTTCCTAATAGATTTCCTAACATATTTTTTGAATCTTTTGCAGCCTGTTGTTTTTCTGCCTGTAACATTTGTTGCTTATAAGCTTCTTCTTTTCTCATCTCATCAGTCATCCCTGTAAGTATCAGGTCTTGTTGATCACGAACTTCTTGAAAGTTTATTGGTTGGAAATCTGTTACATCACCACCAACAAATTCACCAATATTACCTCCTGTTTGAAATTTACTTTTATTTACAGCAAAACCTTGTCTTTTTTCATTCAGATATTCTGAAGGAAACATTACAGACGTTGTATATTGTCCTGGATAACCATCTCCCCATTTTCTACCTTGTTGTTCATATTGATATATAAAAGGCATAAAATTAGAATAATCTTCATTTACTGGAAAATTAAATTTAACAGGACGAACACCTGTTTTATGACCTTCAATCACCCAATTACGATAGTCTTGTAATGTATTCTGTATAGAAGGTATTGCTTCTTTTCCTAATCTGGTTTTAGGATTTAACTTACGATATTCTTCTAATTTCTTCAAACCTACACTGTCTTTGTCTAATTCTGGTTTACCTTTCATAGGACCTAACCATTGTACATAGTTATTCCATTCCTGCATTAATTCAGGATCTACAACTTGATCTCCTGTCTGAGCTTTTTTAACTTCTTTTTTAGCTTCAGGATGAGCTTTAAAAAATGCTGCTTCTGTAGGGTATTTCTTGTAGAACTCAGATTCGTTCTTAACACCAGCGATTTTGAGAAACTTTGCTTTCATATCAATTGTATTTATCAAGCCAACCATTCTTGGCTTTAGGTTTATTATAGTTAGTAAAGTTAAGTAATTGATCTAAATGTTGAACAGTCTTTTCATCCTGTTGATTAACACCATTTTTAGCTACAGGATATTCTTTCACCTTCTTACCCTTGAATTTATAATCTTTTCCTGGTTCCATGTATTGAACATCTCCTTCATCTGAGATTCCTAAAAGAGGACCATATTCTACATTCTTCATCGTTATATCTGGAGAATCTATTTCCACCACCTTTCCCCAATTATCAGGATTCCAATACCCATCATTATCTTTCACTACACCACCTTTTTTCTTTTGTTCAGGTTTATTTGATAATAATTTACCAACATCTTTTTTCAAATACGATATAGCTGGTAATAAAAGAGGAGTTCCAAGAGGAGTAGGATTTTCTTTTGTTCCATATAGTTCATTTCCTACATACTGGGCTCCAGATGCTTTTATTCCATACCTCAACGCTTCCTCTGAACCATGTTGAATATTTGCTAATGTTGGATTTAATAATATCTTTTCTCTTAATGATCTTTTAGAAGGGTCTAACACTGATATTATAGGTATTTCGGTATATGCTGAAGAGAACGGAAATCTTCTAAATACACCTGTAGCTCCTTCAGATAAAGGTATTTCATTAAGAGAAGACTTATATCCTCTTTGTAAACCAGCTTTATTTTTATTAAGCATTTCTAATCCCTCTACTTGTTTTGGATTTACACCAACAGCAAAAGTTCCACGATACCCTTCCCAAGTTGTTTCAGGGCTAAAATAAGGAGCATCATAACCACCTCCACTTCTTATAGCACCACTTTCTATTAAATCCTTTATTCCACCTCCGCTTCCTATTTTTCTATAGTATTGATAATCCCCAAGATCGCCAAGAGCAGTGATTGGATTTAATGTATAAATAGATCCAAAGTTGTTTTGTTGAGGAGGAGGCAAAGCCTCTGATTTAGGTTTAGGAACTTCTTTATATCCTCTTAGCCAATCTTGTTTATAGAATTTAGCATTATCAATAGGAATAGGTTTGTCAAATATTACTTCAGATCCATCAAATTGAATATCTTTTGCATTTTTTTCTAATATTTTTGGTAATTCAACCATATGTTGTTTTCCTTTACCATATCCACCATAAGTTTCAGCAAATTCAAATGAAGGACTGGTGTATAAATCTTGATATTTGCCTTTTGGATTAGGTCTAATTAAACCACTTTCTATAGCATCTCTATATCCTGCTTCTCCAATTCCTCTATATAAAGATTCAGGATTAGGTTTAAATGCCCAAGGATTATATTTATATGCATTTCTTAAAGGAGTTTGTGTTGTAAGATATTCACCCACTTTTGGAGCAACGTTAACTATTCCCTTACCTCCTAAATATGCAAGTTCACCAACTGGCATGAGCGTTAAGGGAACATCTACAAGATTGTGAATGATTCTTTCTGACTGCTCTCTGTTTCTTTCTTGCAAAGATGTAGGCATAGTAAAATCTCTACCTAAAACTTCCTCTTCATATTTCACTCTATCTTCATAAGCTTGTCTATCTTTCTCTTTCTGTTTAGCTGTTCTTGTATCAGCACCTATTGTTGTTCTTGTTCTTGCTTCCTGTGCTTTCTTTTCTTTTGTTTTTTGTGTAGCTATTTCGGTTTTTAATTTTTGATTACCTCTTTGAGAGATGTCAGAAGACTTTCTCATATACCAAGGTATATCATCTCCCACTTGGGCTTTGTGAATTTCTGACCCATACTCACTTATGTTCTTAGGAGTCCAATCTAGTCCTTCTTGGTAGAATCTCATCTCCTGTCCATTCTGTGCTTTTGGATTATCGTTAGCACCTGTTACCTCCCAATTATCATTAAAATAAATAACACTTCCACTTTTTGTTTTCACCTTTTTAGCTCCAAGCTTTTTAGCTTGTGCTGCCATAGCTTTCCAGTTAGGAACCCATACACCATCTTTAAAATCACCAACATCTTCTATAACTGGAATAGATGCTCCATTCTGAGCACTAGGAACTGTTTTCTTTCCATAAGGACCTTCAGAAGGAATTCCTTGCGTGCGTGCGTACGTGAATCCTACAGCACCAGGAATGTTTCCACCCATTGCATACATAGGAAGGGTTTGATTAGCACCAGCCATAGGGGGTTGTAAAATACCACCATCTCTCCAAGCTCCTCCCCATGCAGGAGAATAATTAAATCCTTTATCTGTCAATCCACCCATCGTACCTTCTATACCATTTTGGGCTTCAGGAATTTCATATTTGTCTAACCACTTCTTCATTACTTATAAGAAACTTGAGATTGTGTAATAATAAATTGGCTCACTAAATGAACATCTGAACGATTGTCTAAGATGTGTCTCACTTTCAAATCCTTAGCTCTAAGAGGTTCTTTCTTAAAAGAACGTTTGTTGTAATCCATATTTGCCTGATTTACCACTTTATCAAAAGATAAACTTTCACAAGTGGCAAGAAATAATGGAGATCGTTTATCTTTCACCAGAGACCAGAATGTGTTATACTGGTAGAAACTATCGCTCTTTGTGAATGTTATGGTTTTACTGTCAGTGCTGTATATTGGATATTTCATGTAATCTTTAAGATTATTCACTGGTTTTGGAGCAAGCTCTAATATACCAGTTGATTGTTGTCCATTATATAATACAGCCTTGTTGAACCATAAATCATCCACTTGTATCTTATCGTTGTTATCAAAAACTCCTAGATTTGATGTAAAGTATTGGAATGCTTTTGTATAGTCTTTAACAGATTGAAGAATCTCATCGTGGTATTGATAGGCAAATGGATATTCTATAATATACGGTTCTACATTTCCATAGAAGTAATTATAATTTACAACATTTGTCAAATGCTTCCACAAACATGCAGTGTTGGTTTCTACAAAGTCCAATCTTGCCTGTTCTGATGGTGTGAGAGTGGTTATTCCAAAACTAATTGTTTTCTTGCATTTTCCAAGAGATTCAAGAGTGACAACATTAACTGCATCATACACTGTGTAAACCACCCCACTAATGAGACTCTCAATAGGAACATTCTCACCTAACACATTTCCAAACCCATCCTTTATGTTGAATGGACCACTTTTAGGAGAGGCTTTTACAAGTTTTATAATAATAGTTTTTGACATAATTTTCTTCAATCACTTTTACATTTAAGAACAACTCACCCCTCCACAAGTTCCCGAAGGAATATTGTTAGGAATATTTGCACTTGGAACACCTATTGTAGTTCCTACTATTTCATAAGTGAAACCATCATCACCTAAGTAGAACTGACCAATAGTCAATGAGTGAGGTGATGATACCAAAACACTACTTGCATCTAATATACAACTTCCACATACATATTTACTTGCTTCATAAACAACAGATGGAATAACTGTAGTGGTAGAAGTGGTTGTAGAAGTAGTTTCACCTGGACATAGACACAAAGGTGACTCACCTAAATCAGCTATTCCAATTGTTGGAGAATAGATGTTGTAACAAACAACTGCTCCATAGTTATCAAACCCTTGAACAATAACACCTTCACAATTTTGATAAGTGTAATAATCAATGACATTAACAAATCCTTGATGACAGTCACATTGGAAGATTGTTGTAGTTGTTGTAGTGGTGGTGGGCTCTCCTGTTGTAGTAGTGGTGGTTGTTGTAGGTTCTAATGTTGTTGTGGTTGTTGTAGTTGGTGTAATTGTAGTGGTGGTAGTAGTTGTAGTTTCTTCCACTGGAACTGCTACAATTGCCTCAAAATCAGTACAACAATCATTTATACCAGAATAGAAAAAGTTATTCTCAGCTATGTACCAATTAGGAATGTAACTGTGAAAACTAACCCAAGCCCTTGTTACAAAATTGTAAGAAAGAGACCATGATTTATTACAGAAGTATTCACGATCTGTTAATCTCACTGTATTTCTCACTACAGTGTCATTATTAGTTTCTTCTATGTAAAACTCTTGGAGATCAGCATCGTATTTTATATCTTTATTCAGAGGGATGTAGTCAAGCTTTGTGATGATTATCCTATCAAACTTACTATCATACACTCCATGTAATCCTATTCCATTGAAATGATTGTCTGTATTTACATTTGGAAAATATCTAAGGATTTCAAAAGCCAAATGATCTGTGAAGAACCTGTTCATCCCTGAACCAGGGGCACATAAATCTGTTGCTTGATTTCCAGATATTACAAATATCTGACCTCTTTTAGCATCAACAGTCACCTGTCCTTGTGGAATCTTCAAGAGCATCTTGTTCTGACTTCCTACATATCCAAGGTCTGTTTCCGCAAAATCAATTGGAGGAGCAGCTTTGAAAAGTGTATCATTACCAATATAAGCAGCTTGAGGGTTGCTTGTATTGATGGTGAGCATAGTGTTGTAGAGAAGAGATTTATTTTCAAATCTAGCTAATACAGCTTTATTCTGAATACCATCTAAAGAAATAAGATCTCCATAGTTCTGAGGGAAGTCAAAAGAGCTTATTGGTCTGTATATCAACCAATTATTAATCCTGTTGTCTGTAAAACTTTGCTGTGTGTCAGAATAAATAGCTCTGAAAGGAAAGTTTGTATAACACAATTGCTCTCTCCAATCTAAAGGAAGATGACTGAAGAAATTCTCTTTGTTTTGTTTTGAGAATGTAGAATTGTAATAATATGTATTATCGTTTGCTATAGAAACAAACCTTTCCTGAAACCAGTCATCAGGAATACCAGAACTCACCCTTGGCCAGAAATCACCTTCTCTATTATTAAACGCCTGTCTTAAATCAACATTCACACTAGACTCACAATAGAAATTTGGTATTCCGTATGCAAACAAGTAAAACTTTCCATCATAGAAAGTTCTATTTGGGTTTACAACAGGAGGAGTGGCTGTTGGGTCAGGTGCAGGTAGTTGACTGTTAGGACAATCAAAATTGTGTGCCTTATAAGAAATAATATTTGTTAAGTATTCAGTGGGTCCTCCTACACTGTAAATATAATCAGAAAGAACAGATCTTGCTGAGTGCCAGTATTTTGGGTAGGCAACATTACCAATCTCATCGTAGAATATATCACTATCATCAGGTGCACCTACACGATTATCAATAAAGAATGGAAGCTTTGTTTTAAACGCAAATCTGCTAATAAATGTATCACCTCCAAAGACAACACCACTTGTAGAAGAAGGTTTATCAATAAGTTCTTGATATCCTGTATCAATTGTGTTATATGAATATATTTGTCCCCATTGATTAGGGAAAACATTCTTCAAAGACCCATAATACGATACACCTTTTATTTTAAACAGTTTTTCTGGTTCGTTACATATACTTACCAGTCCTCCTGTATTAGAAGGTACACTTGATGCAACAAATCTTGTTTCATCAGTTATTGCTGAAAACACACCGCCTATCAATAAACTTGGTACTCTATTTGGATAGACAAGTGGAGATATTGGTGTTGATTTTCTTGAATCAACAGTTTTAATGTAAACAGAAGATTCTCTGTTCCAGTTATTAATATTTAAATCATCCCCAACAGATTGTACTCCTGGGAATAAATATTGACACTTATCAATCTCCCTTTGTTTAAATCCATTATTTTGAACAGCTGCTGAATAATCATAAGACAATCTTGAATTATAAGAATATGCATAATTCTTTCTTGTAATCCCATTAACATATATAGTTAAATAGGACTGATAGGCAGCAAACATTGCTGATGCATTAAATGTTCCTGTAATCTCTGCAATTGTCTTACTTGCATCAAGAGCATCTTGTTGTGCCTCTTTTGTAAGCAGTTTATACTTAGCATTATCTCTCACTTTTACAAAATGACCTTCCCCAGCACCAAATATAACATTCTCTATTTTTAATACACCTCCAAGAAAAGGTTGTCCAAAAGATGTTTCTGGAGAATTAAACACATGCCTATATTTAGAAGCATCTGATTCAAATGCTTTTAAGTTTACAGGTTCGCAACTTAATACTGAATTACTACTAATTTCCTCAATTCCAAAATCACAACCTAAACATATTCCCTCAGGAAGAGAAAAAGATTGTATAGTGAGGCTGTTTCCTTGAACCACTTGAATTACACTCACTGGTCCTGTTGGCGTAGTTTGTATCCTGAAAAGACAAATTCCTGATATACAAGTTAATCTGTATGATGTTGGTGTAACACGAGTTATTGTCACTGTACCAGGAGCTACTGGAGTTGAAAGAGAACACACCTGAATTGTTTGTCCTGCAGAAATATTTCCTGAAGTTTGTGTATTTGTAAAACAATCTGTATATGTATACACTTCATTTGCAGTTGATGTCAGCGTGTATTCTTTACATTCATCGATAAACCCATTACTTTTATCAAGAAGAAAAGGATCTTCTCTTAAATCATTATAAGGATAGTTGGGGAAGTAGTACTCTGTACCATCTCTTTCATATTTACCTACATTCCTTAAAATACCTTTTGCAACAATTGAGCTGTTTGTATTCCTATCACCACGAACAATTTTAAATCCAACAATTTGGTCTTTTTGTTCTCTGGTGAGACTAGAAGTTTCGATAAGAAGTGCCACCTGTTCAACATCCACCTTAACACCTATTGGAAAAACAGCATCATTCTGCATAACAGGATTTATATTTCCTGTTACAGAATAGGTGGGAGATTCAAATATGGGGCTAACTAAAACATCTGGAAACTTGTGGTGTCTGATGGGTTGATTAGAAAGTTCTCCCCATACATCCTCATTACATGGATAGAGCTCTGTTGATTCCCAATAAGCAAATTCTCCATATCGATAGGGAGTGGCATTTCCAATATTAAAACCTGTAGCAGCACCTATAACAGTGGCTGTATTATAAATATTCCAATACTTACTATATCCTATTCCTGTGCCAGAATCTACATAATCAGGAACACCAATGAAATCAGGATTTGTTTCTGGAATATCAGGAAGTGTTGATTCTGCTGGAAATAAAGTTCTTCCAGGGATGTGAAAACCATCTGTTTGTTTACCGTTATCTAAAAGAAAAACTATCTCAAAAGCATACACTTCATCCCTAAGATAACCTCTCAGATTTGTTGCATATATCTCTTTCGAATAGTCTTCATCAGAAGGAAGTCTGTAGGTTTGCCATTTCAAATCAATTTGATTGGCAATTCTCTGATAGTTTATTCTATCTATAGATGTAAGATTATCCCAGATGAGAATATCTTGCGCTGTTGTTAAATCCTGTGCTATTTCGTAATAAGGAAACTTCTCAAATATATCATCTATTGTAAGACGTATCTGTGTAACATTCTGTCCACTGTAGGTGATATCCTTTACAGAATCATCAATGAAATATGTACCAATCAATTCCACTGATGTAATTGCGTTCACTGTTTTTATTACAGCAACGTTGAAATATTTAAAATAACCAGTGGTATCAATGTTATTTATATTAACTACGATTGATTTCCCTACATTATAATTAAAATCAGGAGTGATGATGTTTTTATTTGCTATCGGTACAGGGTTAGTAACTGAGTAGTAGGATGTATATCCATCACCAGCAACATCACAATATTGTATAGCAAATTGATAAGTGCCAGCTGTAAGATTACCAATATTCACCACATCTACAATTTCTATCTGAGGAATTGTAAAGTTTGGTTGAACAGACAGTTTGTTACAATCTATTTCAGTTGTAAACTCTCTATCACAAACATCAGTGTTTGGTTTTATTTTATAAGGAGGTTCTGAGAGGTTTAAATATCTTCTTGGATTTATACCGTCTGTCCAATAGATTTCTGTAAAACAGTTAGTTATTTTATGAACAGCTTTGTGAATAGGATGGTTTATATTAAAGTTTAAACAATCTGCATTTATGTAAGGAACATAAACACAATTGTTGTTTTCCATATATCCTATTTCAGATTTTCCTTCTTCAGTGTTGAGAAGAAAAAATATGTGCTTGTTCTGTTCCTGTATAAAATGTTTTCCTATCAAAACGTACCCTTCAGGAAATGAAACACAAAGTTCATTACCAGGTTCGTTCTGATAGGAAATAGAATTATCGTCAAAGTTTTCAACAGCAGCATTCAATGCATATGTGAGAGAACCTTTTGCAATCTGATTTACAGATTGATCCATGTTCAGCCCAATTGAACCAGTGTTGTGGTTGATGTTTATAGCATCTGCACTAGGACTAACTAAATCTTTTATTTTCTTAATTATTTCGTCTCCAGCCATATCTGTTTACTCTATTAGGAAGTTCGTACATGTTAAATCTGTTCAAATCGTTCTTTATCCTTCTTTGTTTAGCGTATGCATCTTGTTTCTTGATTTCGATGTCTGCCATTATAAACGCCTCATCAGCAAGTTGCTTGTAATAAACCAATTTTGTCTGAAGTTGATTGAAGGTTTCATCATTTGTTTGATTCGTAAGAGTTTCAAACACTTTATACTTGATGAAAGCTTCAACATATTCTCTTATACGATAGTTGTCAGGAATCAGTTGATTTCCCATTTCATCATAATCTGTAGCATAGAAAACCAAATGAACCAGTCCATTTCTAAAATTTGTTACAAATTTATTATCCCTGATATCAAAAGAATCATAACTTGATGATGCAGGAGTGAACTGATTTGTTGGAGGAGATTCTTGATAGAGCTCCCAATCATTTGTATAGGAAACATCACAGTGTCTTCTAACAGAAATATTTCCTGGTTTAAGGAGATATTGTTTTCTGTAAGAAACTGCTGATTGATTATTTGTCTTGTAAACAGCCTGTATAATATCTGGCATGCATGTACAGCTATCTGGAGGACAATTACTGTTACAAGGCACCTGATTAGTTATAACAGGACTCACTTGAATAGTTGTTTCAGAAGCTGCTTGAGAATAGAATGAATTTGCACTTTGATAAGGAAATCCATTTACATCTGTACAAAACCAAGCTTCTCTAACAGCAAAAAAGTTGTCTGGAAGTCTGGCTTGAAAATCTTCAACATATAATGCTGCTTCACTTATAACATAAGTGGCTCTTCCAAGTTTCCTTAAACACTTATCTAAATAGGTGGGAAAGAGGAGATCATCTACAGCTCCTGTATCAAAATAGCTCTTAAGCTCTTCTTTTACAGTGGAATAGACAATTTCAGGAGAGGTAAAATTATATCTGTAATAGTATGACATTTAATTAATTTTTCCAGGTGTGATAAATGTGTTGGTATTTATCGTTCACTTTTATATAGTGAGAAAGCAATCTTGCTGTAAGTCTTGAAGTTTTGAAGTACCAAAGATCAGCAAACTTAAATCTTGCTGAATCCTTAAACCACATCCAGCCAAAAAAATATCCTTCTGTGTGGTAGTTGAAATTGTAGATGATTTTACCTTTTTCTTTAGTTTTTTTCCAATCTACAGGCAGGTTAATAAACTCTTTACCATCCACACCTTTTATCTTTCTTCTTTTTTTCTTGTTTATAGAGAACTCGCCAAACCCATAAGGAAGCCTAGCTTTCTCTCCTGTCTCAAGAATATACTCTTTGTAAGACTCTATGTAGATGTGAATAATGTTCCTCCACTCATTAAACGATAGTTTTATTGAGGGGTGTTTTTTACAAAATTGGTTGTAATTGTCTTTACTTGCGCTTCTCCAATCAACTTTGGTTCTCACGTTAACTTGTTGGTTTTGCATTTGGTGCCTGACCATCTATACCATCATCTGTCATATCAGTTTTTATTCTGAAATATGTTGCAAGTAGTTTTTGAGAAGCAAGTTCTAAAACTTGTTTTTCTAGATAGCCTGGCAGGTAAAATTCTTTATCTAATGGATTTTTACAAATTTCTTCCACTGGAGTTTCTGGTGAACCACATCCACATTCAGGATACATAATCTCATTAGGAACATCTTCTTCAAATAATGCAGCCACCCTGATTGATTGAAGAAGAGGGTTGCTTACATAAAGATATCCATTTACAATCCAGTAGTATTCTTCTTTCTTGATGATGGGAAGCTTGAGGAGATTTACATATCTGTTGATTGTAATCTCTTTTAACTTCTTTCCTTTTCCTCCCATAGCGTTTATGGAATAAACACCTTGGATGACATATTGATAGTTTCCTTCAGATATACGAGGAAGTTTATATTTACTTCTGGCAACAGTGCATTCGTCTGCATATTCACAACATTCAGAAATAGGAACTTCCACCATCTCTAAACAAGGAATGGTGGTAAACAATGTATCAGTTGCCCAAAGTTTTCTGAGATTAGTCTCTCTTTTGATTAACATAAGAGAGTTGTTTCTGATCTCAGAAGCAATCACCCTATCTGTAATAAGAGAGTCTGTAGAAAGCAACTTGTGCATACTACGTACATCCGAAACTAGCTTTCTTAATGTTGACATATTATTTATATTCTACTTTCAAATTCTCCTATCTTTCCATAGATAGGATCGTAAATAAGAGCAATTCCTGCTCGTATGTTATTAACATAGTTATTATCCAAATGCCATCTGTCAGTTCCTGATAAACTAGGCATTTGTTGTATTCTCACACCTTTCACCTCTTTTGCCATATAATGATGCTTGTCTCCTGTGTGCACCTCACGATAGACAGCTTTTCCAAAACTGCAAGCTGAATTATTGTTAGTGGCAAATAAAAGAGGAAGGTCATCTATTTTACAATTACCATGATGGTAACCAATAAATGTATTTCCTAATACAATAGATTTAGTTGTTGAATGTTCTCTCTGAAACACAACCTTGTGATTTTCTCTGAAGAACACATCCAGTGCGTGGGCAAGATAGAATGATTTGGTTCTATCATGATTTCCCTGTACCAGAATAACTTCTACACTATTAGCTACAGATTGTAAATAGTTAATTGATGTCACTAGCAAATCAAACCCTTCTTCATATTCATGATTGTATTCTACAAGAACATCTTGAGGAGTACCGTTTGTAGTTTGATTATGATAGTTGTCTGTATGGAAAAAGTCATTTGATATTGGGAAAACAATCTTGTTTATAACAAATGAATTTCTAACTCTTTCTACAAGATCTGCAATCACTCCCAGATATTGGTTCTTCTTGTCTTGTATAGTTTCTCCTTCAAGAGTCTTTTTGGCTAAGTGAAAGTCACATACAGAAACCTCTACATCAACATGTGGTTTATTAAAAGTGTCATCCACTTTTCTAATAATTATATCAGATGGTTTGTAGTTCTGTAAAAATTCAGCAAAGTCTTCTATTGTATAATCATCTGATTTTTTAAGAGTGGCAAATACAGAAGATGTAAACTTACCATTAGACTTTTGCTTAGTCCAATAGTTGGAGATTTTATACTTGTCAAGGTTTATCTTGTGAAGCTTAGCCAGCTCAAGATCATCTTTTGGTTCAAAGGTGGTTTCAATAGTGCTTTTCACTGTACCTCTCTCATTATTCACCTCTACAACATGTTCTTCAAGAGCACTTACATACACTGCTGTTTCTGCCTCATCCCTCACTGAATCTTTATTTCTTAGTTCTTTTATCAGATCTTCAACCTCTTCTTCTGTTATGTTAAGTTTTTTGGCATAAAAACTTTTACTTTTTTTCCAGCTGAGCATCTGTTCAAGCTGATGTAAAAGGCTGTGATTCTCCTGCATAAGGAATGATTTAGTTAAAATTGGGGTAAAGATAGTAACTTATTTCAGATTTACCAAATTATTTTAACTAGATGAATTATATACAATAATTAAATTAATTAGAAATTAAGCAAAAACCCCCAATGTGGATACATCGGGGGAAACTTCCTGTAAAACCAACAAAACAGGATTTTTGAAAATCATCAAACTTACAATATAATAATAGTAGTAGTTGTTGTCGTTGTACTTGTACTTGTTGTAGTAGTAGTGGTTGGTGCTATAGTGGTGGTTGTAGTAGTAGTAGTGGTGCAACCACTCAATATTTCACACAACAATAACTTTAATGAAGGATTTGTGTTTATAACATTTAATATTTGCAAAGCCATGTTTTCAGGACAAACTATGTCATCTATCTTCTGTAGAGCCACTGTTAATGGGTCACAGGTAGAAATTTCTGTACATGGCAGATTTCCTCCATTGTAAAAGACGTTATCTGTATTAGTTTTATAGACATTACAAGGATCAACACCACAATGTTTTGGATAGGTGTTTCCACTTAGATTATAACAAGGAGTACCAGATTTACAGCCCATATTTTAGATTTTAAGGAATGTACATTATGTAATAAGAACCAATAGCAGGCTGATTATTAGCGTGTGCCTGTCCTCCACCAGCAGCATCAATTGTAACAGTGATACCTGTCACAGCAGTAGCTGTTTGTTGTGTAGCAGGGTCTCTGTATTCTATACTTGAACCACCTGTAGGGTGAGCAGTGTTTTCTTGTCCTGGGAAATTATGAAAGTGACCTGGATCAGTTACTGTAGCTACGTGCGTATGTGAAGGAATCTGGGTTGTTAAAAGTGTAACTGAATTAGCTCCAGCTGTTGTACCTACACCATAAGAAGGATTAAAAGCACTTAATGCAGGGTTAACAGCACTGCTCATAGTTCCACCTCCCATAGTGCCATCTGTAACACCCACTGGCATTCTTCCTCTTAAGTCTGGAGTGCCATTCAAACCGTTACATAAATATACATTTTCCCAATATCCTATACCTTCACCAACAACATTCAAAGAATCCCCACCAGTAGGAAAGCCTGTGAGTGGTCCAAAATAAGGAATAGGTGAATATGGAACCATTTTGTTATACGCCTTATTTGAAGGTGCTACACTTGCAAGATAGGCCGCAATCAATGTATTTAATTGAGATATCTTTACATAGTTTGTATCTACATCTAAAGCAAGTGCTTCAAGGTCAATTTCAAGAGCACAAACCTTATTAATGACAGCTTGTACAATAGCATGTGTGTTAGAAGAGCTTGTCACTCCAGAAAGACATTCTATTGTATAATCTGCGTTCAATTCAGCAATGTCTGCAACAACTGCATCCACTTGTTCTTGTAGATCACAAGCAGCTTTTATAAGAGCGGTAATTAAATCTACAACAGTGATGTCTTGACACGTAGGGAGATTCTCTTGAACAAGGGTACAAATGATTTCTGAAGGAATATCTATCTTTATACCTGTACCATCTAAGGTGGATGTTAAAAACTCAATCAATGCTTGTTCTACATAAGAAAGACTATCTCCTTTTTGTATACCTAAAACAGGTACATCTATACCTGTATATTTAACACATTGATCAGAAACAATTTCAGCGCACCCATTAAAACAATTTGAGCAACCCATTTTATAGTTTATTTATGTATTAATAATTTAACTCTGCTAGCAATTTGTTCAACTGTGTATCCGCTAGCATAATCAGGATTACAAAGTTTGTATTGTAAAATTCTCTTATAATTTAATAAGTCAAGTGTCAATTGTCCTTGTATCTTTCTGTTCAAAGAGAACACTGTATTGTTATACAGATCTTTAGCAAGCTCTGTTAATTTACAATCAATGTCTGCAAGTAAAACAGGAACACTAGAACAATTTATACAATCTGTAAGTCTTGGTAATAACATTTTTTACTCTTTTTGTTCCTTGTTGAGCAATAGAATGACATGCTGCACAAAGACCGTTAATCAATTGACATCCACAGCCAAATTTAGCTCCACACTGTTTACATTGTGCCATATTAATAAAAGTTTGTTATATAATTTGTTCCAGAACACTGACAACCATTCTTCATAAAATTGTTTAACATCTTACTTGCCTGGTTGTAAAGTTTGTTTGCTTCATTAACAGCACAATTATTAGCAGCAGCTATTGCTCCTTGTATAAAGAAGTATATACTGTTAAGGTCAACTTTTGCCTGTGTTTTAATAGCTCTGTCACATTCCATCATGTCAAGCTTCATAAAAGCTTCATCAAACCTTTGTTGTAATTTGTCTACACGAATTATGCTTTTCTCAACATTGTTTAAATATGCAGGAGCAACTGAATATTTTAAATAATACACCCCATCAGGAAGAGGAAGTAAGGGATCACCTACTTCTGACAGTCCTAAAGAAGTGGAATTAAATAAATTAAGTTCATTTGGTTCAAAAGGAAGAGCCACTTTACCAAAACCAGGAATTGTTATTTCAATTGTTGGAGAAGAAACAGGAGGAGATACAGGATATGTGGATGCATCAGCAATACCTAAAACTTCTACGTTATATGTTGGTATTACTAATATGTCTAATTTTAAGTCTGGCATTGTTTCTAAATAAATATGCCAGAGGATTGAGTGCTATCCTCTCACCTCTGGCATAGGTTATATGATCAGGTTTTCTCTATTTCCTCATTAAGGAATTAAAGTTGTTGTAGTGCTTGTTGTAGGCCATACAGTGGTAGTAGTGCTTGTAGTTGTGATACAAGTGTTACCACCTTCAGGAACACCCAATGCATCTTCAAGAATAGCTCCAAGTGCAGCAGAAGCAGCCTGAGGAACAGCAATGATTACCATGCTATCTTCCTTAATGTAGTCACCCCAGCTATAAACAGACTTGTCATACTCATTAAACTTAATGTAATAAGTGTCATAAGTAGTACCAGCACTCACCCAGCTTTCAAAGTTTTCGTTGTAACCAACCATTCTGTAGAGATGCTTCAAATAACCAGCTTGGTAGCTATAGAAGTTCTTTTCTAATTGGATGATTTCATCAGAAGTACCTGTAGGATAGGAAGCACGCTGTGTAATAGTTGCTGTAGCAACAATGTTACAATTGTCAGCCACAATAAAGTCAGCAGTGGTAGCAGGACCAGAATAAACGAAAGTACGGAAGTACATTCTATCATATTCAAAAGGAAATGCTGCTACATCACAAGGCTGGCCATATTTAGTCAGAGGCTTACCAGAGATGCGAAGAATTGCATTAGCATCGTTACCAATTCTTTGGAACTGATAGAAAGTGCTAAAGCTAATGTTGTCAGGATTGATACCAGGTCCTTTTTGCTGAAGCTTAAGAATAAAAGCATCAATCAAAGCAGGAACATCAACAGTGTCACAAGGATCACCGCCACAATCGCAACAAGGAGCTTGAACAGTTACACTACGAGTGAAACCGTTAAAGTAGAGAGTGTCAATGTAAGAAGAGTGTGCACGTAATGTTAAAGTTACAGTGTCACCACATTTTACGTTCCAACCACTAACATCAGTTACCTGAGTTGCAGCTGTAGGACATCCTGTTACAGTGTACCATTCAGTTACGTTTGATTTACAATTTCCACCTTCACCACATCCAGAGATTTTGTCTGAACGCTTAGATCCTTGTAAATAAGTGTTAACCCTACCTTGGGCAATGTAGAAATAAGGGGCACTACCAGGAGTGTTTGTAGCTACATAGTTGTTATCAAAGATACCAACTTGGCCAGCTGTAAGGTTCTGCGTAGAGCTACCAGTTGGGAATGAATTTTGCCCCACTGGCACTACGAAGAGCGTAGTTAATGAAAAATCAGCCATTTTGTTTTATATTTAAATTGTGAAAAAACTTATTCGTTTGTTTGAATCCTTATCTGTGAACTTTGTACAGCAGATTGATTTTCTGTATACATAGCAAGGTTTTGAACTGTTAAATCCAGAAGCTCGTCTTCTAAATATGTCTCAAGTTCACAATCTTGGTCTACAGAAGGTGTTCCGTCAAACTTTACATATCCAGATTTATCAATGTAAACAGGATATCTCATGTAAGATATGTAAATCTTTTTAGGTGTAAATGTACCATCTGTAAATATACTTATTTCATCAGATGACAGGAAGTTGAATGTTTCCTGATATTCGAAAGAAGGCTTATAATGGTTGTTGTTCAGAATGAACTGTAAGTCACCATGTTTAGCCAAATCTCTATTTATCCAAATCTTTCTATCCTTACATTTACCTTTATCTGCTAATACATAACTATCGACATAGAACATGTATTTTGGAGATAGCTCATTTATTTTAGCATACCATTGATTCAGCTCAGGATTTTTAACTTTTAATTCAAGAGGTTGATTAATATAGGTGATAACTAAACTTTGTAAATCTTCATACCGTTTCTTAAAAGAATCGAGTCCCAATCCACTCAGTGTGCTAAACCCATCAACCTTTTGTTTTATCAGCTTAATTTGAGCTTCGTTCAAAGCTAAAATCTTATCTTCTAACTGTATCTGTTGATGTACATTAGTAGATAGTTTATTTAGTCTTTGATCAATCTTATATAATAAACTATCTACAGGTATCATACAGACGCAAGTTTCTTAGTTTTTAATTTTTGTTCAAGAGTGATTAGCTCGTCTTGATTATCATCATCTGCCAAGAACTTAACTAAATCATCTTCATCTCTTGCCACTTCAAACTCTCCTTCATAAACTTTACCATTAGGTTTCAATCTATATATAGAGTGTGCAAGTGCTTGTTTTACTAAATCTTTAATATGGAGCAAGTTTTCCTTCATGTCAGCAAATCTGCCAAACACTTCAATAGGATTGAGTCCCTGATATTTACCATTCTTAAACTCAGTTTGTTTCAGAACGTTATCTACTAAGTTGTATACCACTTCTTCTTTTGTATCATCTGTTACAGGAAGTCCTAACAAACGAGCCACTTTTCTCTTTCTCTCAGGAGTCATACTATCAAACTTGACAATAGCCTTGTTGATAAGTTGCTTCTTTTTGAACATTACAGCGTTTTCAATTTCATCATCAGCTACATAAAACTGTACGTCAGCAGCATATTCACCACGCTCCCAAGCTTGATAGCTAGAAGCAATTGTTGGATGAACACGTAACCAGGAGAAAGCTAACTCTTGCAGAGGAATACTAAGATCAAAATAGTTATCTCCATCTAACAGTTTTACAGGTTGAACATGCAATGTGTCTTCTGTAGAAGTGGAAAGTCCATAGTTCCAGAATTTAGAACGAGGACCAAGATCAATACCTCCAAGAGCATCTTGTAACTTTTGTTTAAGTGCAGTTACACGTTCAATTTCTAATTCTTTTTCCATAGGATCAGAGATTCTACGTATGTAAGATGCTTGAGGATCAAGTCCTGTTCTGTAGGTTCCATCAAGTTCTTTATAAGGATACTTGAAAACACCTGTACCAGGAATCCTTGTTAAACCTTTTAACGCAAGGCCACCTTGCATTGTCTGAAGTTGAGAGTTGTTGTACTCTTTCTTAATAGTGGAAATTTTCCCAATCTTGCCCATAATGTAGTTATTTTTTGTGGTTTTAATTTAGCAGAGATGCGAGGATCGAACCCCATAGCGACTGAGAGACACCCCAATCCCCATCTCTGTAGTTTTGAGAAGACTCCCCCACTTTTGATTAGTGGGGGGAGATTCTTCTCGGTAGGTTATAGCTTCCAGAGGAAGCAGAGTTATAATTCTGAGACTATAACGTAAATTAGAATTGTGGGATTTCTTCAATCAACACTGTACGAGACAGGTCTTCAATGAATACATCACAACGGTCTTTCATCCAGATTTCATAACCAGGGAATTTGTTAGCAGAGCTCATACCCTGAGACTTAGCAAAGCCTAAGTGGTGACGAGTTCCATCAATATATCCCCAAGTCATAGAAGGAGCACCCTTCATACGCACCTCACGGATGTTGTTAACCAAAGAACCATCGCTC